TGGCTTACGACGCCAAGCTCGATCCGAGCATGAAAGACACTGAACTGCTTTGCTATGACATCTGCACCGACTTGGGCTCCCCCAATGTCGGCGAGTATCCGTCGGAATACGTGTTTGCTGCGACCAATTCGGCCTGGTCGATCTGGGATCCAGATGTTTATGCGTCGCCGACGCCGCCGCGCTGGCAAGCGGTGGTAGAATTCAACGATGCTGCCGAGCCCGTGACCGATGTGAGCATCCGAAGGCCACGCATACGGCTGCGCTAGAGGGCAACTCATGCTGCTGGCCCTCAATGCATTCAAGGCTAGCAGCGGACCACCACCAGCCACCGGCGGCGGCACACCGCTAGGGCTGCTGCTGGCACTGACCCGACCGGGCACGCCGACGACGCCGCCACCGACCGGTACCGGCCGCACGCCAATCGGTCTGTTGCTGGCGCTGACACGTCCAAGCGAGGTGGAAGAACCGCCACCAGCGGCGACCAACCGCACCCCGATCGGGTTGCTGCTGGCGTTGACCCGCCCAGCTGTTCCGAGCGAGCCGCCGACCGAGTTGCTTGGCCGCACGCCAATCGGCTTGCTGCTGGCACTGACGCGGCCGTTTGTTCTGGAAGAACCGCCGATCGTGCCGCCGGTGGAGCCTCCGGTCGAGGTGCCGGCAACGAGCTACACCGGCGGCCGTGCCGGCCGTGGCCGGATGATCCGCCGCCGCAAGCCCGGCGAACTGGACCTTGAGGCACCGCCGTTATCGCCGTCGCCGCCGGACCTGGCACCGCCAGCGCCGGGGCCGAAGCCACCAGACCTACTGCCACCGCAACCCGGCCTGATGGCCGACATGGTCATGCCGCAGCGCAAACCGCTCCCGCCTCATGTCGATGAGGAGGAGGACGAGATCGCGCTGCTGCTCGAATTGCTTTCGTAGCTGACCACGACACGGTCAGGCGCACGGGCCGCGCACCAATGGCCCGCTTCCGCATCCGTCCAGGCGACATTGGGCGTCACGTAGCGCGGCCACGACACGGCCGAAGGAGAACCTATGAGCACAGAACCAGCAGGCGGCACGATCAGCGGTAACAGCACGGATACCAACACTATCACTGATCGGCAGCTATTCGACCACGCCATAAGCTCGCCCGATCCGACGCCGGCATCAGCACCATCTACACCGGCGCCATCGGAACCGTCGTCGCCACCGTCGCAAGACGCGCAAGCGTCCAAGCAGCCGGCATCGACGCGGCCCGATCTGCAGCAATCGGCACAGACCGATGGCCAACCGCGCGACCCGCAAGGGAAGTTCGCGCCCAAGCCGCAGGGACAACAGGGACAGCAGCACAACGTGCCGCTGGCGGAATTGCTAAAGGAACGCGACGCAAGGCAGCGTCTGGAAGCGCACGCACAGGAGTTAACGCGGGCGGTGATGGACTTGCAACGGCGCCTCGATCCCCAGCAAGCACCGCAGCAGCCGCAAGGACCGGAAACCATCTTTGACGATCCAAGAACGTATCTGGATCAGAATGTCATGGCCCCTATGCGTGCAGAAATGCAGGCGTATGGCATGAAGGTCAAGGATGACATGAGCCGCACGCAAGCCAACATGCAATTCGGCGAGCAGGAAGTGAACGCCGCATTGCAGCAGATGGCGCAAGTCCGGCAGACCCCGCAAGGCAACTTCGTGTTTCAGCAGATCATGCAGAGCGGGCATCCTTACGGCGAGTTGGTCAAATGGAACAGAACGGTGCAGGCGCAAGCCGCGATCGGCGCCGATCCGCAAGCATGGTTGCGTCAGCAGCAGCAGGCATGGGCCGAGAACGAAAAGGTCCAGGACTACGTCATGCAACTGCGTGCAAAGCGTCTGGGTGCTCAAAAGGGTACTCCGCCCAATGTGCAACTGCCGCCGTCGCTGTCATCGGTCCGGTCGTCATCCGGCCGCATGGATAACGGCGGCGATCTGAGTTCGTCGAGCCTCTACGATTTCGCCACCAAGTAAACCGGCCGCTCGTCCGACACGAAACACCCGCCCTTTGTGGCGGGTTTTTTGTTGGGTGCGGTCATAGCAGAAAGGGCACACGGCCATGGCCGTCACCGACATCCAGGCTAATAACAAACTGATTAAGTTCACGCAGCAGATCAATCGCGAGTGGGTACGGGAGAACATGTTCTCCCCGTACATGAGCGATGATGTCAACGCCATCATCCGCCGCCGGATGGAGCTTAAGAGCGGCGGCGAAGTGATGAACATCCCGATCGTTACCCGGCTGGCGGGCGTGGGCGTTTCCACCGGTCCACTGGTTGGAAACGAGGACAAGATCGACGATTATGGAATGCGAATTTGGTTGGAATGGATTCGCAACGCGGTGGTTACCACCAAGGCCGAAAGCCAGAAAGACAGTGCCGACATCTTCGGCGAAGCAAAGCCGCTGTTGTCGGATTGGTTGAGCGAGGTAACCCGCGACGAAATCATCGCGGCATTGATGGCGCTGCCATCGGAAAGCCAGCCGGCGGCCGGCGTTCGCGTCAACGGCATCCAGTACGATCTGAGCACGGCGGCGCAACGCAATACGTGGCGCACCGACAATCTGGATCGAATTCTTTACGGTGCCGCGACAACGAACTCGGCAACCGACCACGCCACCTCGCTGGCCAACGTGGACGCCACCGCGGACAAGTTCACTGCATCCAACCTGGCGCTGTTGAAGCGTGTTGCGATGGGCGCCAATCCCCACATCAGGCCCTACAAAACCCGCTCGGGTTACGAATATTTTGTTGCGTTCGCGGGACTAAACACGTTCCGGGATCTCAAGGTTGATTTGCAAACAGTGAACAAGGATGCGCGATCGCGTGAGGGTCGCGAAATCAACGGTGCTCCCGATAATCCTCTGTTCCAAGACGGCGACCAGATCTACGACGGAGTGATCGTCCGCCTGGTGCCGGAAATTAGCAATTTCGTCACCAACGTGTGGACCTCGCTCAAGACGGCGGGCAACGGCACGACGCGCGTCGAGCCGGTGTTCCTGTGCGGCCAGCAGGCGGTGGCGATCGCCTACGGGCAAATGGCCAAGCCCACCTTCCGGAAGGAAGATGACTACGGCTTTATCACCGGCACAGGAATCGAAGCCGCCTACGGCGTCGGCAAGATCTTCAAGAAGCATCCCAAGGCTGGAACGAAGTTGGTGCAATGGGGTGTCGCAACCGGGTTCTTCAACTCGGCCACCGATTAAGCGGATAGAGAGAAAGGAACAGAACCATGGTTGCTAACCTGATGACCAACACGCCGGCCCGCGATCCGTTCAACAACGGAGTTGTGGCAATCGTCGGCCGTCATACCTTGACTGCTGCGGACACACCGGCGTCGACTAAGATCGGCACGATTCCGGCGGGTGCAATGATCCTAAGCATTGCCTCGCGGGTGGTGACGGCGGTGGCCGGCGGCACGCCGGTTCTCGGCGTCAGCTATGTGGCGGCGGGCGGTACTGCACCGGCGGTCGGCACGTCTGGCAATCTGCAGAACGTGCTGGCAGAAGCGGCCGGCAGCGAGAACGTGTTTCCGCTGGCGGCGGCGGTGCTGCCGCCAACGACCGACATCGACATCTATATTGGAACAACGGGCGCCGCGACCTCGGGCGATGTCATCGTCGCGGTGCTGTACGTCAAGCCGCTATCATAATGGCCAAGCTCACCTGGCTTGGAAGCACCGAAGGTTATCGGGAGGGGGAAACCCCTCTCGATAGCTGTACGTGGAACGGCGTCTTGTTCACTTGCGGCGACAACGTCGAGGTGACTGATGAAACCATGATCAGGAAGGCGCGGGGAAATCGGTTTTTCAAGGTGGACGACGGGCCGGCTAAAAAACCCGCCGAGGCCGTGCAATCTCTGCCTATCGGCCTGATCAGGCCGGAAACGTGGACCAACACGCCACCGGCGCCGTTTCCTGATTTCCCGCCGGAGCAGGTTGAACCCAAGCGACGGCGCGGGCGCCCGCCGCGCATAAGGGATAACGGCAATGGCGATCAGTAACTACGGCGAGCTAAAGAGCAAACTGTCGCGCTATCTGTTCAATCAGCGGTTCCTTGCGGATTATGACGACTACACCACCATGTTCGAGGCCGATGCTAATTCGCGGTTGCGGGTGCTGCCGATGGAAACGTCGGTACTTCTCACCACCACCAGCGGCGACGTGGCATTGCCGACCGATTACATCACCTGGCGCACGGTGCGGCCAACCGTTCCGACGGTCACAACCCCGACCACGGTGCCGCCCTACGACGAACTCGACTACGTGCATCCGGCCTATCTGCCGCCGGTGGGCCGCGGCTATGATCGGCTGTTCACCATTGAGGGCAATACGTTCAAGGTGCGTCCGGTGGACGATCGTGCGGACGCCTATGAATTCCACTACTATCAGAAAATTCCCACGCTGGTCAGCAGCAACAGCAACACCAATTGGCTGCTGACCGAATATCCCAACGCCTATCTGTTCGGGTTGATGACCGAGGCCGCCGGCCATGGCCGCAATGGAGAAATGGCGCAACTCTACAAGGCCCGGCGCGATGAAGTGTTTCAGGAAATCATCCAGCGTTATGCCCTGACCACCGGCGCCACCAGCCAGATGGTGCGAACGGCGGAGTATTATTGATGATGATCTTCGACCGCGACGGCAATGAACTCGCCGACATTCCGCTGTCGGAGCGCAATCAGGCCGTGCTCGATCATGACGGGGAAATCGTGATCATCTATCACACCCCGCAAATGCTGCGCTCTACCCTGGGCGAGCGTAACGGCACGTTCACGCTGCGCAAGACTGGTGATCATATCGTTGCCGCTGATGTCGTGAGCCTGCGGGCGTATGCCGATCTGCAACGCGCCATCAAAGTTGCGCGGGAGACAAACTGATGCCCGCGAAAAAGGTACCGGTAGAGTTCGGCGAGTGGCGGCCCGATGTGGCGCTACTGGATACCAAGTTCGCGAGCGAAGTGGAGAATGTCTTTGCCGGCGTGAATTCGTACCTGCCATTTCCGAGCTTGCTGCCGTTTGCGCCGACGGCATTGCCCGATGCCTGCGGGCTATACTCCGCGCGCACGTTGTCCGGCGAATGGAAAATCTACGGCGGCACGCCAACCAAGCTTTGGACATGGAGCCTCGCCGGCTGGGTGGACATCAGCCGCACGACCGGCGGTGATTATCACGTCCAGGAGGGCGACCTGTGGATGTTCGAGCAATCCGGCCAGAAGCTGGTTGCGGTTAACGTCAACGACGACGTGCAGGTAATCGACATTGATAGCGGCACCCATTTCGCCGCGCTCGCCGGCTCACCGCCGCGCGCCACCAACGTCAAGCAGATCGGCGACTTTCTGTTTCTGTCCGGGCTAGCAACCGGCGGCGGCTACACGAATCGCACCATTCAGTGGTCCGCGATTAATGACATCACGGGATGGATCGTCGGGACTAATCTAAGCGACATGCAGGAGTTTGGCGACGGTGGCCCGGTGCAAGGCGTCGCGGGCGGCGAGATCGGCTACATCCTGCAGGATCGCGCCATCAGGACGATGCAATTCCTGCCGGGCGATACCACGTTCATTTTTAGTTTTTCGCGCGTGCTGGACGATCGCGGCTGCATATCGAAATACGGCTTCGATAGCATCGCCAATGTGCTGTATTTTATTTCAGAAGATGGTTTCTACTCCATGACCGGCCAACAAGTGATGCCGATCGGCGCCGACAAGGTCAACGAATGGTTCCTGGCGAATTCCGATGTTGAACGGCGCAACGTCGTGCATTGCATCGCGGGTGTTAACAAGCCCCGAATCGTGTGGGCCTATCACACCAACACGGCGGCCCCGATGTATGACAAGCAAATCATCTTTGATTGGAGCAATGCACGTTGGTCGAAGTCTTCCATTTCTGCCCATGTATGGGCCTTGCTAGGATCTGGAACGCCTAATCTGGACTTGGACACTGAGGGGCCAGAACCCGGTGATTTTCTTCTGGATAGTACCGCAAAATCGCTCGATAGTTTCGCCTATGTCGGGGGTCGGCCGCTGATTGGCGCCATCAACCAAGACGGTTTTCTATCCGCGCTGAACGGCCCCAACCTGCCGGCCACAATGGAAACTGCCGAGGTGCATCTATCGCCCGGGATGCGCTCATTCGTCAGTGACGCTTATCCGTTGGACGATACCCGTGCCGATGACACCGGCACGGTGGCCGCCGGCACCCGCGAGCGGCTGCAGGATGCCTATGTGTGGGAACCGCCGGTGATGATCGAGATCACCGGCTCGGCGGCACTCTATTCCTCGTCACGGCTGATGCGCTTCCGTCGTTTCATCCCGGCGGCCAAGGTGTGGACGCATGCGCAGGGCGTGCAGATCGAGGCGCAGCAGGACGGCATCGTGGCATAGGGGCGCCAGATGGTAGACGCCGCGCCCGCACCATTCCGAATAGCATTTGACAGCGCCCGCGATCCCTACACCGCGCGCAATGCGCTCGGC